CATCTCATACATGCTTTTGCTCCTCGGAGGTTCCGGGCGTCCCCGGTGCTGCCTGAAGGGATAGCTTGGGCAACATCAAGCTTGCTTGGATACTAACATAAGGGCGCGATCAACGACAGAGCCACCATCCTTGAACGCCGTCTGCCCCTTCATGATGGCCTCGCGCATTTTGGGGGTGATGGTGAGGGAGGGAACTTTAAGAATTGTGTCAGGCCCTTTTGCGCTGCCAAGAGCTTGCGCCAAAGCATCATGGGCGTCTGGCAAATCTTCAAAAAAGCCCAGTTCCTGACCTTCGGGCGTAGTCACGCGGTATCCATACACATAATGTCCTTGATCTTCGTCAAAGAACGAATTTGCCTCAATTAACCGATTATTTTCATCAAGCGCAGCTTCATCCGCAAGGTTTTCGCCTCGCTTCGTTACCAAATTATGCGTATCAATCTTTGCCTCCGGGTCAAGCTTCTTCACCAGCTTGCTCAACTGGTTCGGCACAATCTTGTCGTAATAGCCCTTCATGCCTTCGCCGCCGAGAACCAAGTCAACGCCCTCAAGGCTCTTGTGATTTCTTCCGCGATACGACTGCCCTTCATCATTGATAATTTTGCTGGCAACATCTCGCCCAAGATAATCTTCAAGTTCCTTTGCGGTGAATGTTTCTTTTGGTAGATCAATGCCCTCGCCGTGCTTGTCCACGATCCCTAAACGATAGGAATTGTCACCTTCCTTCATGTAATCAATGGAGCGAACCTGATTGCTCAAGCTGTACCGCTTCGCCTGCTCCGCACCCGGAGTCCAAACGAGTTTGTCGTAGCCGCCTTCAGCCGCCTCTTTAAGAGCGCGTTTTAGGGCAAGGTCGGTCCATGCCTGCGTGTTGGTGACGTATGGGGCATGAGGAATGCCAGACGTTTGCTGATCTATGGCATTGGCGTAAATGTTGTTTTCTTCATTAGCGTCAGCAACATTGTAGCGTTTGCGAAGCCGATCAATAAGGTTATCATATTCTTCAGATGAAAGTTTGGATGCAGAGTTTGCCCAAACATCTAAATCTGGGTCCAATCCTTTGGGGGATTTGAACCCCTCCTTCTTCCCCTTCTGCCCCCAGTCACTTTGGATCTCCTCGACATGCAGGATCTTCTCACCGCTAGGCCCGGTGCGGTCAGACATGCGAAGATGCGCGAGGACGTTGGGGTCGTCCCAGTGTTGGGATTTGAACATGGCGGCGTCTTGAGCCGACAAACCAGATTGTCCATATTGATTTTTATATTCGCGTTTAATGGCAAGCCGCATTTTTGCAAGATCGGAAGTGTCACCCATCAAATCAGTGTAATTCTTTCCATACATGTCTTGAGCTATTTTATTCAGTGCTGCGGCTTCATTGCCTTGCACAGGCGTCTTCAGCAACACTTCACGGTAGTTCTCGCCACCGGGGAGGGTGTATTGGCTGAATTCGGTTGGTGTTCCAACATAGTCATTGAATTGTTCAGCAAACCCAAAATCATTCACCATGCGCTCATTAAAGTTTTTAATGGCCTCTTCTCTGTGCCAGTCGCGAATTTCAGGTGACGCATCGGCCCAATCACGAACATGGTCAATATCGCCGGTTTCACGCGCTCTTTCAGCAGCTTGAGCGTCGATCCATTTTTCTTTTTCCACTTCACTGAGAACAGGTTTTTTGCCAGCCAGAACCCGCTCCTCAACCTGCGGCATCGCCCCCTTGAAGTATTGCGCAGCCTCTTCCTGCGTGACAATCGGGCGCCCACCAAAGGTCTTGAGGAAGCCCTCCATCTCCGGCCCCTTGACGCCAGACTTCTGAAGCATCGCAGCAAATTGCTCAGGCGTCCCCTTGGCCTGAGCCAACCCGCGCGCGGCCTCTGCACCGTGGCTGTAGAAGCCCAGCGGCGACAGTTCGCGGGGGATGGCCATGCGGGCGACTTCCATTGCCTTGGACAGCGCCCCTGCCTCCGCCTCATCGGGCGCCAGCGTGGCCCCGGCGGCGGTCGCGGCGCCAGTGGCTGCGGGCGACGGCAGACGGTATGCCGAAGTCACCGGCTCGGCGGCAAGCTTCTCAAGGTTTCCGGCCTTGGCGAACGGATTAACCATGCCACGGAGGCCGCCGGTCAACGCAACGTCAGCCGCCATCTCAGCCGCCTGCGCGTCCTTCAAGTTGCCGGTCATGCGCAGATAGGGGTCGCGCACCAGAACGCGCTCCATGCCGGTCAGGGGCGAGATGGCCATGCCAAGCGCGCCGCCAGCCATGCCAAGCGCGCCAGAGCCGTAGTTGCCCTCCCTGACAGCCCTGAGCCCTTCCGCGACCATGTCCGCATTTTCGCCAAACGCCTCGCCGGTGCGCTTCAAGAACGTGCCGGGCACTCGCTGCGGCATGTACTTGTCCAAGCCGGTGGGGGCGGCGGACATGAAGGTCTCGCCCTTGGGAAGCTCACCCTCGACGCCCAAGGCGCGCGTCAGGCGTTCGCCCTCGGTCGATCCGGCGTCAGACCATGTGCGTTCGGCGGGGTTGTAGGCGGGCTGCCTTGCAGCTTGCCTTTCGACGCTCTCGGGCATCGGCATGTAGGAGAAGGCGGGGGGCGCTTCGGCCTTCGGCCTGTTGTCACGATAGATCGTCAGCGGGCGCGGCTCTTCGGCTGACATTTCAAGCGCCTGCCCCACCGCCTCGCCATCAGCGTGATGCTCGCGCACGACGCGCAGGGCGTCGTCAACGGAGCCGCCTTCGGCGCGCTTGTTGGGGCGGTGGAAGCGGGTCGCGCCAATGTCAGTGTAGTCGGGCATCTTAATTGCCCAGTCAGGCGTGTCGCGTCCGAGCGAATACTGCGACTTTGGACCCCAGAAGTTGGTGGCCCCGCGTGTAATGTCCTCGCCAGCCATCGCAGCCTCAAGAGCCTCACGCGCGTCAAGATACCGCTGGCTCTTGGGCGAGATCTTCATGGGATAGTTGGCGCCCGCCGGGTTCATCCAAGGCTCAAACTGACGCTTGGCGAACAGGACAGCCTCGGGGCTGGAACCATACTTACCCGAGTTGATCCGGTTGAGGATCACACTGGCGATGGCCTGCGTCTCCTCGGGCGATTTGCCGCTGGTCTCCGCCGCGATGGTGCGGATGACGTAGTCGGCCTGTTGCTTGGTCAGCGCCGTGCCGTGGGGCTCCTCAGGGATGCGCGCCGTCAGCTTGCCGGTCGCCTGATCAATCGCGTTGACTGCGGGCGCCTGAACGGGCGCGGAGGCATAGGCGAGGGGCAGGCTCGTAACGGACGCCGGGGATATGTCGGAACTGAGCATTGAGACGCCACGGTCAGGCGCGGCGAATGGGATGTTGACCGGAAGCTCCTGCACTTCGACTGGGCCCGGACGCGGAGCCGTCAGGGGGGCGCGGTCAGGCACCGAGCTTGTCATGGGCGCCTGCGCCTCACGCGCCAAGCGAAGGGCGCGGTCGGCCTTGAAGAAGTCGGACGCCACCTCGGGGTCGCCCCAGTTTGTCGGGGACGCCACCTCGCCGGTGGACAGGTAGTCGGGGCCGGAGAACAGGTCGGACAGGAACCCGCCGCCTGCCAAGTGGTGGCGGACGGCGTGGAGGGCGGCGTCAACTTCGCCGCCGTGGGCCATAGTCTCAGGCTGCACCATCTTTGGCGGCGCCAAAGCCAACTGCTGCGCATTTGGAGCGGAGTTGAACTGCGCAAGGTTGAAGTTGTTTGCGGGCATCATTGAGGCGGGCGGGGTGGCCGCAACGATAGGCGCAATCGCGGCCTCCGCAACAGGCCTTGCCGCAGCCAGATAAGGCTGCATGGGAGCGGCTGGGGCAGAAGCATTTGACACAAGCTGCTTCATATAGTTGTCGTAGGAGCCGCTTGAAAACGGGTCTGGAAACATCTTCTGAACTATCTGCCCAGCAAGGCCGAGCTGGGGAAGGCGATAGTTCATGTCATAATATTCAGGCCTTGAGAAGTCGTCTGAATATGTGGCGCCGCTGTCATATGAGATTTTGGCCATCTCACCGCTCCGTCGTCAGGGGCTGCTCGTTCTGCTCAAGGCGCTGGAGCATGTCGTCTGGGATAATGCTCTGCACAATCGGAATGCCAGCCGGGTTCGCCGCCAAGTCCTCGGCCAGCCTTACCGCCGCCAGACGCTCGCGGCTCTCGCGGTCGCGCTTGCGGTTGATGGCGTCCAGCATTGAGTCCTGCTTCTTTTCCTGAAGCTCTTGCTGCTTCAGCTCGATGTCGGCCATCTTGAGCTGGTCGGCCAGCGTCGGACCCTGCTCGCCACCGACCAGACCGCCAGCCTCCTGAAGCTTCGCCGCAACTTCCTGCTGCTTGACGCCGACCATCGCCGTCTTGGCGTCGGCCTCCTGCTTCTTGATCTGCACCATGGCCTGAGCGTACTGGACCTCCGGCGGGGGCTTGTTCTGGAGCGAGGAGGGCGGCACCATGAACTGCTGGGGGTTGCTCCAGCCCATCGCCTGCAAGGCGGCGGTGTCGATGGCGATGGGATCGTAGAGGCTGGGGTTGCCCTGCTGGAGCTGCTTCAGGCCCATGATCTTCATCATGCGCTGGCCGTGGCTGGCCGTGTTCGGGTCGGCCTGCGGGACCAGATTGCAGTTGTCGAGCGCGGCGAGGAAGGTTGCCTCGTCCCACGGATAGGCTGGCTTCTTGTTGCGCTGCCAGAAGCTCTCGGGGTTTTCCTGAAAGCAGCGGGCGAGGAGCTGAAACTCCTGCGCCTGCGCCGCATGCATCCGCTTGTGGACGGCGTTCAGGACCTTCGTGGCTTGGTCGATCATGGCCAGCGTCGTGCCCACCGGGGCGTCCGCGCGGCCCTCGCCCACCTGCATCTCGCTAGTGCCGCCAACCCTCATGCCAGTCTCGGCCATGTTGGAGACGAGGCTCATCAGAGAGGGCGCGGCGCCGTTGTTGTAGGGCAGGGGCATGATGGCCTGATTGATGGGCATGCCGCCGGTCTTCACCAGCGCGCCGCCGCCGGGCGGGACGCGGAAGATGTTGGTGTTCTGGCGGGCGCCATTGTCCGCCATGAGGAAGCCGGGGAAGTTGGCGTACATGCCGGAGTCCAGCAGCTCGCGCCACGCCGCCGTGATGGCGTTGGTCGTGTTGCCGAGGATGTGGAGCAGGCCGATGTCGTAGAAGCCGAGGCCGGGGACGAAGGTGTACTTGATGAAGTTGGTGCGGGCCTCGGGAAGCTCGGCCTCGTCCTCGTCGTAGTTGCGGACGATGGACAGGACTTCGCGGGAGGACAGGTCGATGGTCACCCGGTAGGGGATCTCAAGGCCGCTCTCCTTGCCCTTGTACTTGTGCTCGAAGCCGGGGATGTCCAGTTCGCAGTAGCACTCGTAGATCTCGCGGTCGCGGTCCTCGGGCCGGAAGGAACCCGCCGAGATGCCCTGCTGGGCCCGCTCCTCGCGCTGCGCCGCGTCGAGGTCTGGGTCCTTGGCCATGGGCAAGTCAACGTCGCGGTAGACGCCGAGGATCTGGAGGCGCCGGACGGTGCTTGAGCGCATCATTGAGCGGTGCGTGATCCGCTTGGCGTTGCGCAGGTCGGTCGCGCTGTTGTTCACGATGAGGTCGTCGGCGTCCACGCTCTCGGACACTGGGCGCCCGCGCAGTGGGCAGAAGTAGACCTTCTTGAAGGACGTGCCGCCGAAGCCCAGCATCAACAGCATGCGGTCGGTGTCGGGGTAATACTCGGACGCCGTGGACGTGAGGTAGTGGTTTAGGTCGCGCTCAAGCGAGTTGGCGAGCGTATCCTCGTCCAGCGTGGCGTTGTTGTTGTCGTCGCGGATCTTCACCGGGCCATCAGTCGGGAGCAGCTCGGAGCGGGCGTTGGCCTGAAAGCGGAGCACGGCCTCAAGCAGGAGAGGGTGTCGGACTTTTGACATGCCCTCGACAGGTGCGCCGTCTGCGCCGCCCTGCAAGCCGGGAATTTCCAGCTTCAGGCCGAGCAGCTTGATGCCCTGCGCCCGGCCCTCGATCCAGTCGCGGCGGCTTTCGATGTCGTCCTCGATGCCGCGCAGCAGCTCGTCGGCGATCTGGCCCAGCGAGCCCTGATCAATGTCCTCGACGAGGTTGTCGAACCAGCCGCCCTTCTTGCGGCCCGGCTGATCGACGAGGCTCTTGCCGTCCATGCTGATGGAGATGGAGCCGTCGTCATGCTCGATGCGCAGGACTGGCTCGTTGTCGTTCAGCTCCGGCGCCGGGCCGTCGTCCGCCTCGATGATCACGTCTGGCGCCATGGGAATGGCCGCGTCGGGCAGGCCGGGCAGGCGGATATTCTGGGGCGCGAGGCCGGGGAGCGGCATGATTACGGTCCTTCGACTGGCGGCGAGGGCATAGCCTCCATCTCCTCGACGAAGCGCCGGATGCCCTCTTGCGCGGCGATTGTATCAGATTGGGCCATGATCTCATAGTGACGCACGAAGTCGTAAGGCGCTTTGCCCCAGACCTCGACCCGGAAGTTCCCAATGCGCTTGGGCGTATTGGGCGTGATGACATCGACGACGGCGCTGGCGAGGATCATGGGCTTGGCCTTTATATTGGGTAGAGGGGGGCGGGCTCCTTGCCGACGTGGCGGCGCCCGGCGTCGATCTCAGCCATACGCTCAGGCGCACGGACGAGCAAGCCCGTCTCGCGCATGTGGCGCAGGGCCATGCTGACGGTATCGACGAGGTCGTCGTGCTTGCCCTTCGGAAAGACCTCGCATTGGCGGATGACCATGTCGGCCCACTGGCGGTCGGGGGCGTAGACCATGCCCTCGGAGAACAAGTGCTGGATGGAGTAGACGCGCGCCAGCTTGTCGAGGCTGCCGGGGTTAATGAGCTGGACGGCCCAGTCCTCGGCCCCGTACAGGCGCCGGATCTCCTGCGCGACGGACAGGCCGGACGCCTTGGCCTCGACGAGGAGCTTGTCCACGCGGAACTTGCGGCACGTCGAGGCGACCTTGGCGACGAGGGCGGACAGTTCGAGGTGCTCCTGCCACGCGCCCATGAGGAAGACGCGGGGGACGCTCTCGGGGTTGTGGTCGAGCATGTCGCGGATGCGGACGCCCTCATCGAAGCGGGCGGCCTCCTCCTCGACGCTCTTGAACCGGCCCCGGGGGCTGACGAAGTTGTCCGACCGGGCGGACGTGGCGATGTCGCCCGAGAAGATGCCCCAGACCGTCATGGCGCTGGGGTCGTTCTCGGTCTTGGACGTGTAGGCCGTGTCGATGCTGGCGACGATGTAGTCGAAGGGCGGGTAGCCGTCCTCCATCCACGTCTCCCACCACTGGCCCTTGATGACGCCGCCGCCCCGGGGCGTGGGCTCCTGCTGGAACTGGCCCGCCGTGGCGTAGGGGCCCATGACCTTACTGTCTCGGTCCACAACGTCCTGCGGGAAGCGGGCCGGGAAGAGCAGCTCGCCTTCGGTCTCGCGGGGGTCCACGATGCCGAGCTTGGTCGGGTAGACGCGGGCCTTGTCAAGCATCATCGGGAGCATGACGTGGTCGTAACCGAGGCGCTTGTCGAGGATGACGCCGGACACGTCGGCCTCGTGCAGGCGCTGCATCACGACGATGATGGCCGAGCTGTCGGGGTTGTTGAGGCGGGTCGGGACGGCCTCAAGGAACCACTGGACGGTGGACTCGCGCATGGCGTCGGAGTTCGCGCCATCGACGCTGTGGGGGTCGTCGATGACGACGCGGTCGCCACGGGCGCCGGTGATGGACCCGGCGGCTGCGGCCTGCCTGAAGCCTGTCGCCGTGTTCTCGAACTTCGTCTTCTGGTTCTGGTCGCCGGTGAGCTGGACGCGGTCGCCCCACCGCTTTTGATACCATTCGGACGTGATCAGGCGCCGCATGCGCAGGCCGTCGCGGATGGCGAGGTCGAGGCTGTGCGAGGCGCAGACGAAGCGGTGGTGGGGCAGATTGCGCGGCCCCCACTCCCACGCGGGCCAGAAGACGCCGACGAGCAGGGACTTCATGGTGCCCGGCGGGACGTTGATCAGGAGGCGGTTGTACAGCTCGCCAGTGTCCAGCTCGACGCCGTCTGTGATTGCTTCAAGGTGGGCGCAGATGAAGTCAATATGCCAGCCGTGGACGTACTTCTGGCCGGGCTCGATGATGTGCCACGCCTGCTTCACGAACGAGGCGAGGCTTTCCTCGGCATCGACGAGGTCAAGCTCGTAGAGCGTCTGGTCGATGTCGATCTTCTGATCGCCATATGTGATGTAACGAGGCATCAGCAGCTCAATCCGACGCGGTCAACGAGGTATGAGTGGCCGTCCTCGCCAATGACCTCAAACAGGGTCATGACCTCAATGTGGTCTTCCTGCGAGGAATAGATAAGGGTGCCGTCCGGCGCCTCGTAGCAATAGCCCTCGTCGTGGCTGTCCATCTCAGGGCGGCGCAGCCAGCCATAGGTCCAGTGGGGGCCGCAGGATTGGTATGGCTTCATATCTTCCTCCCCATCGTGACGTTTGCCTGCGCGCGAATGTCCTGATTGCGCCACGACCAGCACTCTCCAGTGTCCTGAAAGACCACCCACACGAGATCGTGTTCGGCGCCATAATCAATGAGGATCTGCGCGAGGCCCGGCCCCTTGGGCGTCGTGACCGGGATTGGCGGGTTGAGCTGGAGCATGGCCATTACTCCTTTACAGCTTCTATGCGGGCTTTCGCAATTTCAAAATAGGCGGCATCCCGCTCAATGCCGATGAAGCTGAAGCCCTCGCGCTTGGCGGCTTTGCCGGTTGAGCCAGAGCCCATGAACGGGTCGAGAACGGTGCCACCGGGCGGTGTCACGAGGCGGCAGAGATAGCGCATCAGGTCTGTGGGCTTGACCGTTGGATGGGTGTTTCGATACTGCGTATCCCGGCCTTCGCTCAGGCTGGACGGCTTGCCGCTTGTGCCATTGGCAGTCTGAAACTGAACGAAAGCCTGCGGGTCTGTCGTCAGCCCCTCGTCCCGATCCTTCTTGCTTGTCTTGGCGCAATAGAAGAAGCGGGCGGCAGAGCCGGTGTCGCCGTAGCCTATAATGTCATCGCCTGTTGGTGCGTATCCGCCACCAAATTTGTCCGCATTATTTTTCCCCCCACCCGTGCTCTTCCCCGTCTCTGGAAACAAATCCAACACCAACTGCGAGCCGTCATGGATCAGGTTGGCGGGCCAGCGGCCCGGAGGTGCATCGCCTGTGGCCTGCGAGGATACTTTAACTTCATTTCCCGTATCGTGCCGAGAATAAGCCCGAGACTTAGGCCATGTCTCCACAGTGTTTCCCACCCTGCACCCATCAATGTTCAACGCCCCCGTTCCATGCGTCAGCACGTTCTCGGCCACTGTCCCGATCAGCGGCTTGCGGGCGACTGTGATGGGCTCCAATGCTGGCTTGAGGGCGGTGCCCCAGCCTTGGCGATCACCATCAAGATTATGCGACTTCGGAAACCCGGACCCATAAACCCATGCGATCATGTCGCGGATTTCGAACCCGGCATCCTCAATGCGCACCGCCATACGGTGCTGCGTCCTCGTCCCAGCAAACGCCAGCAGATGACCGCCCGGCTTCAAGACGCGCAGGCACTCGTCCCATATCTCGACGGACGGAACATCGTAGTCCCACTTCTTGCCCATGAAGGACAGACCATAGGGCGGGTCGGTCACAACGCTGTCAACGCTGCAATCAGGCAAAGTGCGAAGAACTTCCAAACAGTCGCCGTGATAGAGCATCACCGCTCACCCGGGTCGTGCTCGATGGTCTTCCCGGCGCTCATCAGCGCCATGCGCAGGGCGTCACGACTGTCAGCGTCGAGCTGACGAACGTCAACGGCGGAGTTCGTGACGATGGTGATCGACGGGCCTTCTTCGCGCTTTTCGCAGTAATCGTCCCTGAACCGGGCGGTGACCGACTTGGTCCAGACGGCGGCGTTGAACTTGTCCGCGACCATCCCGGCCTTGCCAGCCTTCTCCCACCAAGCCTGTTCGTGGATCTTCGCGCGCGTTATAGCTGTGCGAAAATCTTCGTGCTCGTCGGTCCACCTGATCAATGTAGCGCGATCAACATCAAGCTCTGACGCGATTTCCGCAGGCGAGCAGCCCTGCTTCCCCAACTCGATGACCTTCTCGCAATACTCGGGCCGATACAGCGACGGGCGCCCAACAGGTCGCTTTTCTTTTGAGGCAATCGCCTTCTTAACAGCCATGTTCAAGCCTCACCGCATTGAATATCAATCGTCTTTTTCAAGCGCGTCGAGATAGGCTTCGAGCATCTCGTCGTCGAGTTCTTCCTCTTCGTCGGGCGCGTCATCTTCACCGAGATCGCGGAGGATCTCGTCGTTTTCGATTTCAAGAGCGATGTCGTCTTCGTCCATGTTCAAGCCCCCAATGTTCCCACTAAAGATAGTCGCTCTCAGGTGAAAGGACAATGACCCCCAGAATTGCGGGTGAAACGTCCCACTGAAATTATTTTGCGAAAAAGTTATCCACAGGGACTAAACCCCCTTTACAGGCGAAATATCTTCGCGTATACCTATTCCACGGTCAGCGACCGAGACATTAACCAGATGGAGATCGACATGAACACCTTCACCCTCATCATCCGCAAGGGCCCCTATAACGAGCGCACCACCCCCACCGATTGGATCAACGAGACGCCCATTCAGACCTTCGCCGAGGTGGTCAAGGACGTAATCGACGGTCAGGTTGACGCCGAGGACATCGCGAAGGTCATGACCATCGACTTGGCGGCGGGCACCGTGACCGACGTGACCGGCGACGTGGCCGATCTGGTCTGGCAGGACTATGACGCCAACAACCTCCACGCTCACAAGGAGATGAAGGCTTGGCTCGCGAGCTTCGGCCACGAGGTTGACCACCTCAACGGCGAGACCAAGGACATCCGCCACTTCTACGGGCGCTGACCCCGAGGAGGGGGGGAATACCCCCCTCGACTTCCCCTAAATTATGGAGACCGACATGACCACCAACTACAAGATCATCGTGAGCTTCAACATCCACTCCCCTCACAAGAGCTGGGACTGGTGCGCCGTCACCGACGACTACGACGGGCAGGAGGACGACCCGATTGGCTACGGCGCCACTCCCCGCGAGGCGGTGGGCATCCTCATGGAGCAACTGGAAGACCGGAACACGAAATATGATGAATGGAAAGACGCATAAAAAGCGAAATAATTACGCAGACCCAGTTGACTGGCGAAATTGTTTCGCAGTAATGTTTGAACACGGTCGAGATAGAGACCGCAACCTGATGGAGATTGACATGACCGCTTCCAACATGACCCTCGCCGACCGCGCCGCCCTCGCCAAGGACGTGCTTGACGCCGCCCAGCGCCAGTTCGACGCCATCAAGGCCGAGATCAAGGCCACCGCGCACGACGGCATCATCGAGGGCGAGTTCGCCACGGTGACCATCACCTACACCACCCCCGAGCGTTTTGACGCCAAGGTTGCCAAAGCCTTCCTGACCACCGAGCAGGTCGCGGCCTGCACCAAGCCCGGCTCGCTGGTCGAGACCATCCGCATCAAGAACAAGATCGCAGTCGCCGCCTAATCATCAACGGGGGCGCATAGCCCCCACCCACCTGCCCAATGGAGATTGACATGCAAAAGCTCATTGACGCCTACCGCAAAGACCCCACCGACATGAACGCCCTCAAGCTGGCGCACCACGCCAAGAAGCACCCCATGAGCATCTGCCTGCTGACCGTGGCCGACGCCGCCCTGATCGGCAAGGCCCGGGAGCAGCTTGCGCCACACGTCGAGAAGCTCAAGGCCGTCATCGTCGGGGAGGTGATCTGATGCCGCATCCGGTCCACACCTCGCTCAATAGAGACGGCACCTTCTCCGTCTACTACTTCGACCGCCTCATAGGATACCTCGCCAAGGGCTCCATGAGGGCCAAGGGCAGGCCCATCTGGCGGGCGCTATCCATCCACGGGGATTTGCGCCACGCCCACTCACAGGCCTCCGCACGGGCCGCGCTGCTGGAGATGAGCCATTGAGCGCCTACTACAACGAAATCGAACCCTACGCAGCCCAGTGGCTGCGTAACCTCATCAAGGAAGGACTGATCGCAGATGGCGAAGTCGATACCCGGTCAATTGTCGATGTGGCACCTGATGACCTCAGAGCCTTCACCCAGTGCCACTTCTTCGCCGGGATCGGAGGGTGGGGGCTCGCTCTCCGCCTTGCCGGGTGGCCAGACGACAGGCCGATCTGGACGGGGAGTTGCCCTTGCCAGCCGTTTTCCTCTGCCGGAAAAGGCGCGGGCCAAGCGGACGAGCGCCACCTCTGGCCCATCTTCTTTGACCTCATCCGCGCCTGCCGCCCCCTTGTCGTCATGGGAGAGCAGGTTGCGGCAGCGGTTGGCAAGTCTTGGCTCGACGGAGTGTGTACTGACTTGGAAGGAATCGACTACGCCACGGGGGCGGCGGTTGTTCCGGCTTGTGCCGTCAATGCGCCCCATCGAAGAGATCGACTCTGGTTTGTGGCCCACACCAACGCTCCCCAATGGCGGCCGGTCAATAGCTCATGCGGACGAGTGGCGGGGGAACACGCCGTATCACAAGGGCAAGAAGATCCAAGTGGATCTGTCGCAGGTTGTGAAAGGCATGTGGCCGACGCCAACAACCACGGACGCCAAACGGGGCGTGGGGACAATCAGGCCGCACGATACGGGGATCCCGTTGCCGCAGAGGGTGGCTCAGACGGTGGCGATGTGGCACACTCCGACATGCCACATGGCGAGGGAAGGGGGTTACCCAGCGGAGTTTACGAGGAAGACGCCCACCATGACGGCGGAAGCCTACACGGCGCTTGGAATGACAGCCTCTGGCTCGCCGGATCAGACGGAAAGGCCCGGCGCGTTAAATCCGGCGTTCGTCTCTTGGCTAATGGGGTTCCCGCCCGAGTGGGAAAATTGCGCGCCTATGGCAACGCCATCGTCCCGCAAGTCGCGGCGGAAGTGATCAAAGCATTTATGGAGTGTGAAAAATGACCCCCGCCGCCTTTAGGGAACTCACCAAAGACCTCGGCTTCACCACCGGCGACGTGGCCGTGCTGATGGGGGTGACGCGCCGGACGCCACAACTCTGGCTGTCCGGACACTCGCCCATCCCTCAGTCCGTTGCGATCCTGCTGCGGGCGATTAGGGACGGGTTGATCCCGCTGGAGTGGGTCGAGGACCGCATACTTGAGACACTCAAGGTATGAAATAATCAAGATCGCCTGACGCCCGAGGGGGTGCTGTCAGGCATAGGGGGCCGGGGGGCTGGTTTTGCGTTCCCCCGGCCCTTTTTTAATGGGCCTGCTTGATGTCGGGCCAGACCGGATTGATCTTGCGCCCGGCTGGCGTGAAGTAGGCCCGCTCCTCCTCAACGAGCTGCTCGACCGCGTCCCACACGTCCTCCTCGGGCTCGGAGAAGTAGAGGGTGAGCCACCTCACGCTGAATCCGCCCTCGCGCGAAAGCAAGTTCCAAACCTTATCGGCGAGGCTCGTCTCCAAAATCTGGAGCGCGCCGGAGTCTGGGTCGAGGATGTCGTACTTGTTCTGGTTCATGGGTTACTCCTTCGGCCCCTCGGGCAGCGGCATCCAGTGCGTCGGCTCCGGCAGGAACGTGTCCTCTCCGTCGTGGGTTGATCCCCACCGCTCGACGACGACGCACCAGTCCACGATCATGCACTCGGTTCCCCACCAGCCGAGGACGGGGGTGCCGTCCTTGGGGGCGGTGGCGATTGGCCGCCACGGGCTCCCGGCGTATCGCCTCTCGTCCGCCACCATCTGGGCGAGGGCACCGTAGACTTCCCTCTCGGCGTCTTCGGGAATATCGGTTGGGATGATCTCACGCGGCGTCATTAGCGACTTCCCTGATTTTGCTAAGTTCAAGTATGTCGTTAATTTTACTTTCAATCAGTTCACACAACTCTGGCCTGTTGGCGCGCATGACCGAAAAATCTCTCCCAAAGAAAGACCCCTCCGCTATCTTGAATGAGAACCAATAGTTTGCCTTGTTCTTTGCCCGGCCATCCGCCGCGATCTTCAAATTCAAAAATCCCTTTTCGTGAAGCCTGTACAAGATCACCCAATTAACCTCTTCAAATTCACACCGTTCACCAAACGCCAACCAACCATTATTTGGTTCCGAGTTGCCCTGCCATGTCTTTCCCATTTTCAATCTCCGTGCTTGGCCTAGTTCCTAAACCCTATAGTATTTGCCCCTCATCATCAACCCCTGCGCCCGCCGTCCGTACCGGTTCCAGCTCGCGGGCGTACCCGACCGTACCGGAACGTACTGCCCCCCCGTAAGGGGGGTGCAGTCTACCGTGCCCGGTACGTCCCGGTACGGTCAGGTACGCCCTTGCGACCCTTTGCCCGTACCGTACCAAGGTACGCCAAAGTACGGTACGGTACGCCGGTACGCCAACGTACCAAACGTACCAGTACGGCAAAAGTACGGTACGGTACGGTTGAGCATAGCAATTACCTTTTATCCTTCTCAAACATCATCGCCATTGAATGAACATCGTTACTCACCACCCACCCATTCCCGAAGGGGCTGATGATCTCCGCGATCAGGAGGGCGCCAATGAGCTGGTCAGCGGACCCCGGCTTGAGCTTCTTGTCCGCCGTGGCCTCGGTACACCCATCCTCCATGAGCTTGGCCCGGAGCGCCGCGCGGGTGAGGTAGGGCATGCCATTGCGGTCCTCGGCCCCTGAGGCGTACCAAGCCGCCTCGAACTGCTTGCGCAGTGTCTCCACCCTGCTCTCCTTCTTGGGCGCCGCAGGGGCCTCCGTGAGGCTCACGACCGCGCTCGTGACGGGCTGGCCGTCCTCGTCCACCCAGCCGGGGATCGTGACCGAGGCAAGCTCCGCCCAAACAGGCTCGGCCAGCTCCGCGTCCTTGGACTTGCGCTGGACGATCTGGATCGGGCCGCCGTCCTTGCCGGGCACGATGCTGATCTCGATGTCGAGCGCGCCCCGCCACGCCGAGGATCCGCGCGCCCGGTGCTGGGCCTCGTCACTAACGCCGGTGTGATGGACGAGCAGGACTGAGCAGTTGAACTCGGCCATGAGCGCCCCGCAGGCGTCGAGCATGGTCTTCGCGTCTTGGGCGGAATTTTCGTCCCCCAAAAGAAATCTGTGGAGAGTATCGACGACGATGAGGCTGGGCCGCTTGGGGAGGGCCCGGACGTTGTCCACCACCCTCATGTACCCGGCGGGGGTATTTAGGTCGCAGCCGTCGCGGGAGAGCCACATGGACAGGGGCCCGGCGCTGTTGTGGACCTTCCAAGCCGCCACGCGGCCCCGGAGGCCGTGATGGCCCTCGCCCGCCAGATAGACCACCGTGCCCGGGCGGACCTTGAGGCTGGCCCACTCGGGGACGGCCCCGGCCATGCGCAGGCACCAATCGAGGACGACGAAAGTCTTGCCGCCCCCCGAGGGGCCGTGGACCATGACGAGGGCCTTGTCCTGCACCCAACGCTTGACCAGCCACGAGATGGGCGAGGGCTGGGAACAGAAGTCGTCGGCGGGAACGAGCCAGTCGTCTTTGGGCGGAACCAGCAGGGCCGCGAGATCGTGCCCGGCCTGCTTGTAGTCGTTGGCATCGCCCGGCTCGGGGGGCATGACCATGCGGGCCCCGTGCTTGGCCGAAGCCTGCTCGGCGTACCGCTGGCCGACGCCCGAGGCGTCATGGTCGGCCACCACCACGATGTCTTGGGCCAGCCCGTGGGTCTCGCGCAGCAGGCCGACGACTGGGACGAGGTTGGAGGCCGAGTAGGCGACGACGCAGGGGCGGTTTGTGACTTCGTGGATTGTTGCGGCGGTGGCGAAGCCCTCGGCGACGTAGAGGGTGCCGGGGTCATCGTTGGCCCCGACTTGCCAGAAGCGGGAGCCGGTCTGGGCGCCGGAGTGGTAGAGTTTGCCGCCGTCTGCGGCGATGTATTGGAGGGAAGAGAGATTGCCTTCTTGATCGTAGAGGGGAACAACGAGGCGCCCGTCACCAGTTACGCGGGCCCCGTGGGTCTTGATGCCCTTGGCCTTGAGGTATGGATGGTCTGGACTGGCGGCGCCGCAATCAACCCAGATCTTTTCGACCGTGTCGGTGGCTATTTCCTGCTTCTTGGCCGCCTCGGCGTCGCGTAATGCTTTCGCCTCGGCCATGCGGCGGACGTGGGCCATTTCCTCGGTGTGGGTGAGCTTGCGGCCTATATCCGCCCGCCATGTGGACTCAATGCCTGACCGCCAGCACCCGAACCGACCGGCGGGAATGCCGTCGCCGAAGGCTAAATACCATCCCGGCTTGTCGCCATGACCGCCCGATCCCTTGGTCCCGGAAATAAATCTGTGGATTTTACCATCCAACAAAATTTCCTTTGGCGGGGTAAGGCCCGCAGCCATGATCGCATCGCGGAGCTGGTCTTCGGGGGGCAGCGTGTTTTCTGATGGGGGAGACCATTCGCCGCCAAATATGGAAGTCAGATCAGCCATTGTTCAAGCCTTCCAAATAATTGCTCAAAGCCTTGAGGACTCTGTAGCTCGGGTTGGCGACCTTGTTATCCCGGACGCCCCTGATCGTATTGTAATGGATGCCCGTCGCCTCGGCGACCATACTAATTCGCCGGTCGCGTAGGGCGAGCCTGATCGCGTCTATTGTCATCATTTTTCATTTCCCTGTGGGCTTTTGATATTCTGATGTTGCAAAGTGACATGGGAGCCCCTAAGTTGCAAGTGTTGATCGACCGGATGGTCCGACCGATCAAGACAAAGGAGGCCACATTGGCCATTTCCGTTAAGACGACCGGCAGCCTATCTGCCAATGGCGTGAAGATGCTTGTTTACGGGCAGGCGGGCGCCGGTAAGACTAGTTTGATCCGCACACTGCCCGACCCCATCGTGCTGTCGGCGGAGGGTGGCCTGCTTTCCATTCAGGACGCAGACCTGCCCTATATTGAAATCGCGAGCATGGACGACCTGAAGGAGGCATTCGAGTGGATGTCCACCCCGGAAGGCATGAACTTCAAGAGCGTGGCGCTCGACAGCATCAGCGAGATCGCTGAAGTCGTCCTGAACCATGAGAAGAAGATCGCGAAGGATCCGCGCCAAGCCTATGGCGCCATGCAGGAGCAGATGGCCGACATCATCCGCGCCTTCCGCGACTTGCCCGGGCGCCACGTCTACATGAGCGCCAAGCTGGAGAAGTCCACGGACGAGATGGGGCGGATCCTTTACGCGCCGTCCATGCCCGGTAACAAGACTGGACAGAGCCTGCCCTACTTCTTTGACGAGGTGCTGGCGCTGCGGGTCGAGAAGGATGCGGACGGCAATACCCAGCGCGCCATCATGTGCGACTCGGACGGGCTCTGGCTGGCCAAAGACCGCTCGGGCAAGCTCGGCGCGTGGGAGGCCCCTGACCTTGGCGAGATCATCGCAAAGATCGGAGGTGCGTCATGATGCCGCTGCAAAAATTATCTGTGGAATGGTTGGAGGCCAAGGCGGCGGAGCATGACGCCGTCGAAAGGCGCCGCCTGATTGAAGATGAGATCTGTCGGCTTCTGGAAGTTAAGAATACCGATGAAGGGACTCGTAAGGTTGAAGCGGATGCCTTCACCATCAAGATCGCCTGCCGCATCAACCGCAAGGTCGATGGGGACTTGGCCCAAGAGATTGCGGCGGAACACGACATGCAGGACCACCTCGGCCTGCTGTTCCGCTGGAAGCCGGAACTGAGCATGACCGCATGGAACGGCGTGGGCGATAACGTGAAGCAAGTCTTCGCCCGCGCAATTACCTCAACCCCCGGACGCCCGTCCTTCACCATCACGAACGACACCATCAATAAGGAGAAATAAGCATGGCAAACCTCGGCGAAACCTTTGAAGTCTCTTCCCTCCCGCAGGGCAACAGTGGCAGCTATGACCCTTTGCCCCCGGGCTGGTACTCGGCCACCATGACGGCGGCTGAGATCAAGACCACCAAGACTGGAACCGGCCAGTATATTGCGCTGCGGTACGACATCACCGGCCCGACCCATCAGGGGCGTGTGGTGTTTGGAAACCTCAACATCCGCAACGCATCGCCCAAGGCGGAGGAGATCGGGCGCCAGCAGCTTGGTGACATCTGCCGCGCCATTGGCTTGGCGAAGGTCAGCGACACCGACCAGCTCATTGGCAACAGCCTGATGATCAAGTTGGACATTGAGAAGTCTGAGCAGTACGGCGACAAGAACCAAGTGAAGGGCTTCAAGCCTATTGCCGGGGGAGCGCCGTCCGTTCCCGTTCGTTCGAGCGTTCAGAACGTCGCCGCTGCTCCGGCCAAGGCCGCGCCCCCGTGGGCGAAGAAGTAAGATCAATGGCCGGGGCGGAAGCGCCCCGGTCTATTTATGAGGATAAACATGAAAATACCTGACAGCGAAAATACCATTGAAAGCCTGATCGACAGGGCGCACGAAGCTCGCCCTGACCGCCCCCGCCCCCACATGGGCGCCTCAATGCTTGGCAGCGCCTGCGAGCGGTGGATGTGGCTCTCGTTTCGGTGGGCGGTGCAGCCAAAGTTTCCGGGGCGGATCCTGCGACTGTTTCGCCGGGGGCATCAGGAAGAACCGAACATTATTAAGGATCTTCGCGCGATTGGGATTGTGGTCAAGCCGTTGACTGCACAGGAAGGCGTGAACTTCGGTTGTCACGTCTCCGGCAGCATCGACGCCATCATCGACAGCGGTGTGCCGGAGGCGCCGAACAAGCAGCACATTGGCGAGTTCAAGACGCACTCACTGAAATCATTCAACGACGTGGAGGCGAAGGGTGTCGAAAAATCAAAGCCTGAACATTATGCTCAGATGCAGGTCTACATGCACGGGACCGGCATCGACCGTGCTTTATACGTGGCGGTTTGCAAGGATAACGACCGCATCTACACCGAGCGGGTTCGGTATGACAGGGAGGTGGCGGAAAAGCTGGTCGCGCGCGGTAAGCGTGTGGCGCTGTCTGAGCGCATGCCGCCGCCTATATCAACTGACCCGTCATGGCTTCAGTGTAAATTCTGCGATGCGCATTCTTTCTGCCACGAGACGCAACTAACCCAGCACGTCAATTGCAGGACATGCGCACACAGCACCCCCAAGGACGACAGCACTTGGCGGTGCGAGCGGTACGAATGCACGATTGAAATTGAAACTCAACACGGTGGGAAGGATTGCCCGGCGCACACGCTTCACCCCGATTTGGTGCCGTGGCACATGTTTGATGGCAGCGACTGGGTTGCTGTTTACGAAATTGATGGCCGCAAGGTCAGGAACGGTGAGGACGAGGTTAGCAGCCAAGAGTTGATTGCCAATGCTTCGGGATGCGCCAACCCGGTGGTAGGAAAGGTGAAACAGATATGGCCCGGCGCCAAGGTGGTGAAATGAGGCCCATCTACGAGACGGCCCAAGACCTCAAGAACGAGAGCGAAGTTGCGGCCTATTTATCCGCCGCGTGGGGCTGCAATTTCGTGAAGCTGAAGATCTCGTATGGCCTTGACTTCGCCATCATGAAAGATGGGGTTCTTGTGGCCACGGCGGAAATCAAATGCCGCAACTATGACCGGGCGGCAATTGACAGGTTTGGTGGTCTCATGTTGAGCGCCAGCAAGGCGCACCGGGCGGCTGAGTGGATGGCGCAGCACGGGGCTCCATTTGTCTTGGCGGCCAAACTCACGGACGGCCTGTTTGTAACCACGATTGAATACTGGCCAGCGTATGAATTGAAATTCACCGGCAGAACCGACCGAGGAGACTGGCAAGATGTAGAACCTTGCTGCATCATCCCCATGAGCGAATTTGAAAAGATGGAAATGAACAATGACCCAGCTCCGTGATTATCAACAAAACACCATCAATGAACTCTATGCTTGGTTCTCGGCGGGCAATGCGGGAAACCCCTGCATCGTCATGCCGACGGGGTCGGGCAAGAGCCACATTGTGGCGGCCCTGTGCAAGGACGCCCTTCAGTCATGGCCCGAGACGCAGATCCTCATGCTGACGCATGTAAAGGAGCTGATCGAACAGAACGCGCAGAAGATGCGCGAGCATTGGCCCAACGCGCCGATGGGGATCTACTCGGCCAGCATCGGGAAAAAGCACCTCGGCGAGCCAATTACGTTCGCGGGCATCCAGTCCATCGGGAAAAAGTCAAAGGAGGTCGGCCACGTCGATCTGGTGATTATCGACGAGTGCCACTTGGTCAATCACAAGGAGACCGGCGACTACCGCACGTTTCTTCAGGAGCTGATCAAGATCAATCCGGCGCTTCGGGTGATCGGCCTGACCGCCACGCCATTCAGGCTGGGCCACGGCTACATCACCGACAAGCCCGCCATGTTTGACGCTTTGCTGACGCCGGTCAGCATTGAGGAGCTGATCTACAAGGGTTTTCTGGCGCCCCTGCGCAGCAAGCACACAACTGAAAAGCTTGACGTGTCGGGCGTGAAGAAGCGCGGCGGCGAGTATATTGAGAGCGAGTTGCAGGCGGCGGTGGACACCGACCCGAAGAACCGGGCAGTGGTGGATGAGGTCATTCGCATGGCCGATGGCCGCAAGGCTTGGCTGTTCTTCTGCACTGGCGTCGAGCATGCCCATCATGTGGCGATGGTGCTGCAAGAGAAGGGGGTCTCTGCCGCCTGCGTGACTGGCAAGACGCCAAAGAAGGAACGCGAGAAGATCCTCGCAGACTTCAAGGCGGGGCGGCTGCGGGCGCTCACCAACGCCAATGTCTTAACGACCGGGTTTGATTACCCGGACATTGATTTGATCGCCATGCTGCGGCCCACAATGAGCCCCAGCCTGTATGTGCAAATGGCGGGGCGTGGGATGCGTCCGAAGTCTCACACCGATCACTGCATGGTGCTGGACTTTGCGGGTGTGGTGGCAACGCACGGGCCCATTACGGCAGTGCAGCCGCCCAAGACTGGTAAGAAGTCGGACGAGCCGGGCGAGGCGCCGGTGAAGGCCTGCCCCGAGTGCTTTGAACTGGTTCACCCAAGCGCCAAGGAGTGCCCGTCCTGCGGCTTTCAATTCCCCACCGCGCAGAAAAAGTTGCAGCTCCACCATGACGACATCATGGGTTTGGACGGCAGCAAGATGGAAGTAAAAGACTGGCGCTGGCGCAAGCACATAAGCCGCACCAGCGGGAAGGAAATGCTGGCGGTGTCGTACTATGGCGGCCTGTTGGACCCGGCGATTGTGGAGTATTTTCCGGTGAGGCATGACGGGTATGCGGGGCAGAAGGCGGCGCAATCAATCTTCAATCTCAGTTGTGCATCAAAGGCTAGAATCAGTTTGACCGAGACTGATTTGGATGCAATGTCGGAGGCGTTAAACACTGGGACGCCCCCCCGAACCATTGAATACAAAAAAGACGGAAAGTTCTTCCGCGTCATGAAAAGGAGCTGGGCATGAGGCACGACAAGCCAGAAGAATTAGCGGCGCATGAGAAGATGATGAAGGAGTTGTTCGCCAAGGGGCCGCCCCGGTTTTGCTACAACTGCATGAACTACAGCGGGTCTGGGCGCTGCGGCGTGTTTGACATGGAGCCGCCCGAGGAGTTCACTCAGGTGGCAAATCAATGCGATGAGTGGACTATGGAGCCGCCGTTTTGAAGAAAAGATTGGTGACAGACCGGATGGCCGGGGACCGCATTCCAACTGAACACGAAGAGCAGCGCGAGCTGGTTAAGTGGTTCCGTCAAACTTTTGACGGTGTCAGGATATTTGCAATCCCCAACGGCGGCGCCCGCAGCCTCACTACGGCGGCCAAGTTGAAGGTTGAGGGCGTCAGTGCTGGCGTCCCCGACCTTTATGTTCCCGCGTGGAAGATCTGGATTGAGATGAAGCGCGTGAAGGGCGGTGTTGTAGATAAAGCCCAGAAAGATTGGCACGACTACTTGACGGCGATTGGCGATAGGGTCATCGTGTGTCGCGGCGCTGATGAAGCGAAGCGCATGATAAGCATGATTGAAATGGAGATAACAGGTAAATGAAGTTTCTCATCACCATGAATATGCCGTCGCGTAATAACGCCATCCACCAAATCATCTGCGAGTATCCGGCCAAGGGGCTGGCGGATTTCTGTGATGCGTTGGAGCGGCGTGAGTTCACTGTCGTCGAAGAGTTTTACAAAAACAACGAGGCGGCATTTGGTATTGACCCCTACTACTCAGTCGGGTTGACCGGGATCAACTACCGCTATGTCGGGAAAATCAAGGAGCTTGGCGGCGTAACGTCCGCGCTTAAAGCAACAAAGAAGGAGTATTGATATGAACCACACTGACATCTTAACCCACTCCGTCCTCACCCTCCGCGACCGTGACACCCAGTACGGGAGCATGGCGGAGACAATGACCCGCGCCTGCCAGATCTTTGAGTTAATTACTGGCAGCCCCCTGAGCCCCTACCACGCCAATATCTTCATGCATGCTTTGAAGTTGTCCCGCGTCAGGACTTCGCCGGGAAAGCTTGACAACTATGTTGACGGCATCAACTACTTGGCCTTTGCGGGCGAGTTTGCTGTTCCCACGGGAAGCGCCGAGAGCATTGTGAATGCCGGGATGCGTGACCTTGTCGAGCAGATGAACACGCAGGAGGGTTGACCCAAAATAGTACAGCGTATGCGTGTCCGCGTTAATGAAATGGCGACTTCTCTGCCCCAGAGTGGGGAAGTCGCCAACATTGATATGGAGATTGACATGGCCCGCATACAGGACAAGTTGAGGAAAACGAACCTCTTCATTGATCCCGCCTATCCCGTCAGCAAGAGTGTGCTGATCAACCCGGACGGCATCGAAGCCGCCGACTATATCGACAACATGACCGAGGCGCTGGCGAAGATTGCCCACCTTGCCATGAACAACATCACAGACGAATCCGTGAAGGCTGAAATCACGCGGATCTATTACCAAGCAGTTGGAGTTAAACATGACATTAAATGCTGAACTGAAGATCGTGGGCGCCCTGATGCTGCTCGTCGCCGTCAATGTCGTCATTGGTTGGGGAGGTTGAAATGAGAAAGCCTGAACGCTTTGCGGGTGAAGATTACAAAGGCGAACGCCACAAGGGGACACGCTTTGGAAC